GTGATTCGTGGGCGTTAGAGGTCGTGGGTCGAGCCTCAAAGCCTATGCAGCTTGTGTTTGGTGTTCACCCCAGGTATGGGCGTACATGGCAATATAATCTCTATGCGGATAAGGCGTTTTTACCGCAACCGAAAATTGATGAGAGGACAAAGGAAAATTAAAGAGTACTATATCTTGTGTTTTAGGTATTATTGACCACTACCCCTTGCATAATTGAAAAAAGTGTGCTATATTTTTAAGTAGCTGGAGGCGAAATAATGCCACCTAGATTCACCAGATGCGTAAAAGCTGGAGGCAGAGTAAGGACGATTAAGCCGAAAGGACAAAAGTCTCGGACTTATGTAAAAGTCTGCTATCCCCCTGGAAAGGGCAAGCCCGTGGCAGGTGAAGTGAAACAAAGAAAGGGGAAATAAAATATGCCCGATATAGGTGAAAGGCGAAAGGTAAAGCGCGGAGATAAAGGTTATCACACAGACACGTATATTTGGTTAGCTTGTCCAGAATGTAGGAAGGAACGCTGGGTAAAGAAGCATTATCCGTCTCCACCTTTATGCAGGGTATGTAATGCGAGGCGCAATGGTGCTCTATCGCAGGGGTGTAGTGGTTCTGCGCACGGAATGTGGAATGGTGGCAGAATAAAGACACGTGGGGGCTACATACGAATTTGGCTTCCATCAGATAGTCCATTTTATTCAATGACCGACCGTGCTAATCATACGGTTCTTGAACATCGTTTGGTGATGGCGACATTTCTTGGCAGATGCTTAGAAAAGTTGGAGATAGTCCACCACAAAGATGGTGATAAACAGAACAACTCATTGGAGAATTTGGAGTTACTGCCATCACGGAAAGAGCATCTTGTAGACACATTTCTACGTAGACGAATAGCAGAGCTTGAAAGTCGTGTTTTAATTCTTGAAGCCGAGTTAACGTTGGTGAAAACCGGTTCTTATGAAATGCGCGGTGAGGTAAAGCAGCGTAAGAAATGAGTAAGGCCAGTTATAGAGACCATATCTTCAGTCGGATTGGTTACACTCCTCAGTTTGCTCAAATCCCAATTCATGAATCCGATGCTAGGATTAAGCTAATTGCTGGAGGTGAGCGTGGAGGTAAGTCGAAAACTGGCTCTATTGAAACTGTTTTGGCATGTGCAAACCCAAAAACTGAAATAATCTGGCTCATTGGGCCTGATTATGATGGTGCCATGGAGGAATTTAACTACATCGGCGAAGATATGGCAAAATTGGAGTTGCTCAAGGACATCAGCGAAGCCCATAAGGGCTCACTTTGGATGAATTTGTGGAATGGGAATCAAGTTGTTACCAAAAGTGCCATGGATTTTAAGAAATTGGGTATGCAAGCACCTGGATTTATCTTGATGTGTGAGGCAGCTAGGATGGAATACATGGCATTTTTGAGGGTTCTAGGCCGTCTGTCGGAGAGAAGGTCACCATTGGTCTTGACCGGTACGTTTGAGGGCGCAAGTGAGAGCGGCGTGGTCGGCTCCTGGTACTCTGAGTTGTTTACACGATGGGAAGTGCCGAATGAGGATGACGCTAAGTCATTCTCTCTCCCAACATGGGCAAATCTACTTAAATTCCCAGGTGGCCGCCAGGACCCCGAGATTCTCAGCCTTGAGAGGCAAACACCAGTGGATATTTTCCAGGAGCGGTATGGTGCTATACCTTGTAAGCCTGCTGGGTTGGTATTACCTGAGTTCTCTAATAAGACCCATGTGGGCTACTTTCCTTACGACCCTGGTATCCCAGTGCATATAGCAATAGACCCTGGCTATGGATTACCTGGAGCTTATGCTGTACTGGCAATTCAAATCAAAGAGGGTTGCCTTTATTTGGTAGATGAGATTTATGTCCAGCGTATGACCACCGAAGAGGTAATCAATAAGTGTAAAAAGGACTGGCCGTGGTTTGGTAAGGTTAGCGGCGGTGCTATTGATGTTGCTGCCAAACAACACCAGGCTATGCCAGCCCCGATTGAGGTATGGCGTAAAAAAACTAACTTGTATCTTCAAGCTAGGCCAGTTAGTGTTTCAGGTGGTGTTGAAGCCTTGCGGACAATGCTGAAGCTCAATGAGCATGGGAGGCCGAATTTATATGTAAATTATACTTGCAGGGGCTTTATTGCTGAGTGCGGTGGTGGGCCTAACCCTGTGAGTGGTGGCGGCCCGTGGGTGTATGAACTTAACACTGGCAAGATTTCCGACAAAAATTGTCATTCAACAAAAGCAGTCGGGTATTATATTGTCAATAACATGGGCTATGCACCGATGGAAACAAGTAAAGGTATGTATGGTAAACTATTTATACCAGGCAGAGACGGGAAATTAAAACCAAGAAAGGGTATTAGATTGACGACAAGAGATACTGGGGTTAGGGTTACTGCACCATAGGAGGCATTATGGCTAAAAGCACTCAGGTTGCAACGCAAAGGAAAGCTGGTAGTTACGATGCAGCTACAATTATTAAGTTGGTAAATTCTTTTAATGATACTCATTTCACTCGCCATGAGCGTCAAGATGGCGATATGCGACTTTATGAGCTCGAGGAATTTAAGCTGGATGAGTTTTCTGATAATGTGACCCTTAACGAGCCCAGGCACTTTGGCGATATGTGCATACAGCTTTTAGAGGCTGCGGTGCCTGTTGTTACTGTGCATGATGAGGAGGAGAACCCCGACAAAGAGAATACTATTGAGCAATTTCATATCAGTATGTTCAAATCAGCTGATGAGTGGCTTGCCGATATGCTGGAGCATCCGATTAAGAGTACGCTGGCTTTTTGGGGTAGTACGCGTGGCTGGATGAGTATGAGAGTCACGATTTATAGGGATGAGAGTGGCCGCTTAGTTCCGGCGATAATGCCAGTTGACCCGCGCTATCTATCATGGGGTATTGGTATGGGAGGTTTGAAATGGGTGGCCTATACTACCTACCGCGATGCTGATAGTGTGTTGACAGATTATGGCTACGTAGCTCAACAGGAGACCGTAAAAGTCACAGACTTCTGGTGCGTTAAAGAGAATGTGGTTCTCATAGATGACGTTGAGATTCAGCGCAAGAAGCATAATATCGGTTACCCGCCCTTCGTTATCTTCCCAGTGACTACAACGCCGCGGGTGCTGGGCGAAAGTGCTGTCATGGCTAAGGATTATCTTAAAGGCTGGGGAGAATCTATCTTTGCTGCTAACAGGAATCTTTACCCTGCACTCAACAAAATCTTGACTATCTGGATGACACTTATTGTTAAAGCCAATAAGCCTGGTGGATTCATCAGGACAGAAGACCGGAACCTTGTGATTGAAGAGACCCCTTATGGGAAAGGTACGGTTGAGACGATACCGTGGGAGTCGGAGTGGATTCCTCTGACACCAGCAGATATTGCCGCGTCTACACCTGTACTGTTCAAGGAGATGGCTGAGGCCGTGCAGCGTGGTGGTTTCTCTTGGCTATTATCTGGTCAGTTATGGAAGGGCCAGGAATTGTCTGGAACAGCTCTTGAAAAACTGACAGAGGGTGTCAAGAAGATACTAACTCCCCTGTTGGTTACTATGGGCTTAGTTTGTAGCAAGACAGCCCGGATGGTGGAAGACCAGTTTTTGTCTTACGAAACCGAATGGATGGCTCAGGGTGATGACACCAGAGGTAAACACTTCTACAGGGCCATTGAGCCTGCTGATATTGAGGGCAATCACGAGATTAAGTACGAATTTCTGTCTATTACTCCCCAGGAAGAAGTAGCCAACTATGCTAAAGCACAGATGATGAAACAAAGTGATCCACCTTTGGCTCCTGATAGTTTCATCAGAAAAGAGGTTATTAAATTCCAGAATCCTGAGCAGATAGGAGAGGACTTGGATTTGCAGGAAATCAGGAACTCGAACTGGAAACTTAAAACCCTTCATCAGATAGAACTTTTGACCAAGAGAGGCATGGAGATGGAAGCGCAAATACTTAGTAAAGACTTTGAGAATATGCTCAAGATGGAGATGGCACAGCAAGCTATGGCTACTGCCCCGCCACAGATGGGTGAGCGGCCACAATTAGGTGGAGGAGTACCGGCAGCGCCTCAACAAACACAAGGAGGCCCATAAAATGACGATGACTTGGGATAGAACACAGAGACCTAGAGCACCTGGCACAGAATTACCTTGGCGTAGACCTAAGTATTCGTCTCAACCTCAGCCAACCCCCCATCAAGCTCCCCATTCTGGAGCGGGACGTTTGGCAGTTCCTCAGAGAAAACTTAGGCCACGTCCTCGATTAAGTAGGAGTATGCCTGCACGTCAACCAGCGCAGACCTTGGGTGACATGAATACACGTTTAGAACAAATCCTCAAGCGATATTCCTAGAGGAGGAAGATATGTTTTGGGATAAGTGGTTCAAGCCGAAAAAGCAAAAGACTACACCTTTTAAAGAATGGACTTATGTATCAAAGGCAAAACCGCAGCCTTATAGACCAAGTGTGGTAACTAGCAAATGGAAGCCACCTACAGCACAGAAGACTACAGGTGCTATAGGCGGTACAATAGCAAAGGCAACATCATTATGGGAAAGAGCTACACAGAGAACCCCACAAATAGCGCAACTTGCCCCAGGTGCCTACAAAAAGGCTGCTAGTTATGCTTTAGAACAACCTACTGCCCCTGCTTCGATGGCATGGGCTAGGAACCTACCGTCTAAGGCTTCCTCAGAGTCGTTTCGCAGACAAATGGCTTATCATTCTAACTTGCAGGCAGCAGGTATTACACCAGAGGAGATGGGTAGACGTGTTGCTGATGTTAATAAATGGACAAGAGAGGCACAAGGCATACTTGGAGCACCACCCACACAGGGTTACAAAGAAGGAGTAGGTTATGTACCCTATGAAGAAGGGATACCTCGTTCTTACCAGGAGCAATTAACTAGAGCACGGCAGGCACAGGAATTATTAGGTAGAGAGACTATTCCCCAAATTAAGGAAAGATATACTCCTAAGATGTTTGGTGCACCGCCAGAAGTAGCACCGGCAGCTCCGGGATTCATGGATACGCTTAGTAAATGGCTCAGAGGCGAACCGCCTACAGCAGCACAGCCTGGCGTTGGTATAGGTGCTTTGGCGCAGCCAACACCATATCCTTGGCAAAAGGGCGTTAGTCCGATAGGGGTAGAGGGGCAACCCACAGTACCACCGGAAGCACCAGCACCACCGACAGGCCCCGCTGGTTTAGCTGCTGGGGAAGAGGCATGGCGGCAGATATATGAACCCGCAGGGATGCCCGCTCCTCCAACCTTTGAGACATTGACTGAAGAGCAACAGACAGCGCAGCTTACAGATGTCTTAGGGCGGATAGAGCAGGGAGTGATTAGACCTGAACACCTGGCGATGGACCCTGAACTTAACCTGAACACTAATTGGCAGATGTTAAATACGGGAGTACCTCCGGCGGAATTTCTTGCAAGTTTAGATGGAGAGTACATGGTAAGTCTGGCCTCAGCCGCAAGGGAAAGCCGTGGATTACTTGATAGACTTGATATTCCACAAGACTACCTTACGAATCTAATAGCTGATGATGAATGGAGTTACTCTAGTTTACATGACATGGGATATAAGAGTGAGGAGTTCTTGCAACGGATAGGACAGAGCTGGGCAGCGGTTGAGCTTCCTTTGCCGGTTGAGTTTGACCAAGCAGCACTTAAAGGTTTGCCTTATGGTGATGTTAAGGCGCTAACAAGTAAGTTGCAATTCTGGCAGGACAATCCTGAATACTGGCAGTATTGGGAAGACCAAGGTGTAGTAAGATTAGAGCTTGAATCAGTGGAAGTAGGCTTTGATGACAAAGGTAATCCTGTCTATGACGCTACTTGGAGGCAAATCATTGACTATAAGAAACAGGATAAGGTTCGTCAAGAGCAAGGCGATGAACAATGGCTGCATAACCAGGAGAGATACCAGGAGTGGTATTGGAGCCAAGAGCAGATAGATAATCGCCAAAAGGAACGTGAGGAATACTATAACTGGCAACATGAGAAGGAACTTGAAGGCTGGGAAGAATATTACACAGTGCTCGAGGGTTTGCAACTAGACCCGCTTGCCAATGAGCACTTCGACAATAGTGCGATGTTTGCTAAACTGCGCAGGGAATGGGAGACGACGGGTGCAGATGTTCCCTGGAGTGATTGGTTGTCAAGTTTTGATTTTGAAGGAGAATGGTACAGCATGGCGCCACAAAGACGTGGGGAACGAGCAGGCGTCATGGCCCCACGGCTAAAAAGACTCACATATTGACATAGTGTAGTAAGGAGGTTATATGCGTACAAGTTGGCCACAACGGAAAGGTAACTTCATAGGTGAAAGGTTACATAGTGCGTTGTGGCACGCATGTGAGTATTGTGGGGCTGGTCATTGGACTAAGGTGGAGCATGGTAAGCCAGCTCGTAAAAGGTGCAAAGCTTGTGCTAACAAGGATAGAAAGTTACGGAGAGAATTGCATCCTCTCTGGGAAGGTGGTAGACATGTAACGAAAGATGGGTATGTGCAAATCAACCTTCCTCGCGATGATTTCTTCCACCCTATGACGCATAATAATTATGTGAAAGAACACCGATTGGTGATGGCCAAACATCTTGGTAGATGTCTCCACTCTTGGGAAATTGTCCATCACATAAACCATATTAAGGATGACAATAGAATCGAGAACTTGCAACTCGTTTCCGAGATGGGGCATATGCAGTTGAGTAACTTGGAGCAAAAGATGGATAAGCTAATCGAACAGAATATTGACTTGAAGAAGGAGATTAAGCTACTCCAACTGCAAATCAAGCAAATACAAGGACAAGACATAGAGGCATTGTATTCAAATGGCGATATTATCTAGAACTAGATGGGATAGGCGCCCTGTGCAAACACCTCCACGTGAAGAGGTTTCCCTTTGGATGCGTGATTCGGAAGAAGAAGAGCGCAAAAAAGGGCGCCTCCAGCTTCTCTTTGACCCCCTTGGCCTTCAAAAAGGACTTGCTGTTACAAAGATGCTGGGAATAGGCTTTGAAAGGTTAGGTGAAGCCTTTGAGCGCTATAGACAGCAAGTAGCAGAACCTTATGTAGCAACCCCAATTACAGAAGAATTATATGGGAAACCCTGGGAAACTCAATATCCTGCGGTTAGTGCTCGTGTTACTGCCCCTGAATTTAAGACTGAGATGCCTATATTCCCGACAAAGGAAGCTGAAAGAAAATGGCGAACAGAACAATATAGAGAGCGTGAATTACCTTGGGGGGTTAAAGGATTAGCGGAAGAGGTAGCTTTTGCCCCTCTTTGGATTACCCCTGCTGGTAAAGCACCGAAGGCTACTCAGGTCATTACTAAGGCAATACAAGAAGGAACAACTAGGCCCGGGTTAATCAGGATGCTTACTAAAACCACCCTGGCAGGTAAGAAATTTACACTTACACAGGCTAGAAAGGAAATTACAAAAGCCGAGGAGTGGATAGCCAAACAGACTACTAAACAGGCTAAAAAAGTTGTCAAAGAAGCTAAGAAGGTAGAGACAAAGGCTGTTACTAGGATTGCCGAGCTTGATACAGAGATAAGTAGAATAACCCATGCATTAAGCTATACTGGCCCAGAGCGTAGAACACCTAAGCGTATAGCTGAAATGCACCAAACTAGGGATATACTTATTACTGAGAAGGCAAGGCTGACTAGAGGTGTAACTGAACCAATGGTGCCTAGAGCCCGTCCTGGCGAGGATATTGGCGTGCAACCTGAGATGTTTGGAAAACGGCCAAGGGTAGAGAGAGTAATAGGTAAGGCTAAGGAAAAGCAGATAGCCATGGAAGACCAGATAAAGTTGGTGGCTGCCAGGGCTGAAGTAGCACCAAAGGCTATGCCAGCAGCAAGGCCAGGAACTAGCCGTGCTGTAGTTGAGGCTGCCGAGGCAGTCCCCACAGATAAGAAGCTGTACAATGCTATTAGTGAAAGTATGGGGCCTACTGAACGTGGTGCCTTCCGAGAAGCTTTAGAAGGGCGAATAGACGAGATAGATAGGGCACTCGGGGACCATGAGAGAGCGGTCGCTGGTGTTAAGGAATTTTTGGCCTCTGATGCCGTTGCTACTTATCGTGGTCAAGTTGGTAAACGCAGATTATCTCTAATGTCACTACTCAAAGAAGGCACGTGGCCCGAAACGCTTAGTAAAAGAGAAGCTGAACTCTTGCTCATGGGTAGGGTATTAAAACCAGGTTCCATTAATAAGAGGGGCAGAGTACCCTGGGAGCGTGTCATTGATGAACTAGCAGACCACTTTGGGATGACTGAGCAACAGCTTATAGATAGGATTGAAGCAATTGCTCGATATAAACTTGACCTAGACGATGCCCAGAAGTTAATGGCTATAGCTGATGAGAGTATGAACGGTATTAAGCGGATGCTGAAAGTCCTTGATGATGTGGAGGCTGGTAGAGCCTTTAAGCCTACACCCCTGGCTGCTGTTGAGAAAGCGATAATTGCTCCTGAAAGGCTTAAACCATCAGCACCACTAAGACCAGAGGTAGTACCGAAGAAGCCCAAGCCTGCACCGGAAGTCCCTGTGGAACCATTTGATAAAGTGGAGTATGAGATGCGTTTAGCCACTGCCGATGTATTAGAAAGCACTGGCCTTGAGCAGCAACAGAAACTCATGCGTGAAGCGTCCGATGATTGGAGTAAGACTGCTAAGAAGGTAAGCACAAAGATACAAGCACCGGCAGTAGGCCAAGTATCATTACCTGAGAAGGAAAAGATTATCAGAGGAGTGGACAATCTCCTTCTCCCACCGACTGAGACTGGTGTAGATACGGCTGATATTCTCTACCGGCAAACTCAGAACTGGGATGATTTTATTCAGATGAAGCGAGCTATAAAAGCTAAGACGCCGCTTGCTGATATAGCCATAAATCCAAGGACAAAGAAGCCATACAAGACCAAGGCTGGCAATTATGTGCGTAATGACTTTACCAAGCCTACTGACCTTAGAGGTGCTAGGTATGATTACGTGGAGCAGGATATTCTTAGCGGTATGCTGTCGCCGACCGATGACCTGTTCGCCGCTATCGATGCCGGGCACTTCGGGGGGAAAGCTCAAAGCCACATACTATGGGCTACCCATTCAAAGGCGCTGGCAGCTAAGACATTCTCGGCCAAGGTTAAATATCAGTTTAATGATGCTCTGGAGAGACATACTATCACAGGTAAGGATAAGAACTTAGTCACATCTTTGTTGGAGAATATCAGTAGAGAGGAAGCTGAGCTTGGCCTTAAAAAGATAATTTACAAGCCTGAGATTAAGAAACTTCTGGCAGGCCAATCTACTGAGAGACAGCGGGAGGTATTAGCCTTCGCTGTCGATGTCAGACGTATGTTGGATGACCTTGTGACACAAGTTAATGATGTCAGGGGATTGCGAGGGCAGAAGCTTATTGATTACCGCAGGAACTACGTTCCGCAGATACTTGATGTTCATATCTGGAGTCGCCTATTCGGGCTTGACAAGAGTGCTGAGGTTATTTTGGGGAAGGTTGGCGGAGCTCAAATACCAGATTTTATCAAGCCAGGCACAGCCTTTAACCGTCATGCTCTGGCAAGGAAGGGTGGCTTGGAACCCATGGAACGGCAACGTGATATTGCTAAGCTCTTTAGTGGCTACGCAGATGCTATATCTAAGGACATTTTCTACAGCGATATTCTTGACTTAGTGAAAGTACATGCCCGTGCCTTCAGGGATGCGGGTTTTAAGAATAATGCGTCTCTTCTGGAGTCCTGGGTGCTGGAGGCTTATGCAGGTATGCCATCGCGCTTATCAAGAGCCGTTGCTGAGCGATTCCCCAAAGTTCCTCTAAAAGCAGCTTTCTGGATAAGGCAACGCTTGAACGTAGCTGCTTTTGCGCTAAACCCGAAGTGGAACGCCTTTGTCCAAACCTCATCTATGGCTCTAACACACCTTACCTTTGGGACAAAGAATACCCTTAAAGGTGCAATGGCGTGGGTGAGAAATCCGAAACTGAGAGCTGATATACAAGAGAAATGCTACTCTCATATTATCAAGGCACAACAGCGAGGTAGTGTGGTCTATCAGGACGTGGCTGCTATGGGCGAGCTACGAACTAAGATTGAGCGTGGTGCATGGGAGACAGCCGAGGAGTATGGTTTCTGGCTCACACAAAAGGTTGAGCAGACTCTTACCGGTATGTCATGTGCTGCTGCCTATCAGGATGGGTTAGCCCGCGGTCTTAGTGGCAGAGCTTTGTGGGAATATGCAGGTAGAGGTGGTGCCAGAACACAGTCTATGTATAACATCGCCGACTTGCCCGGAGTTCTCAGGTCTAAGGAAGTGGGTATCATAGCGCCATTTCAGACTTTTGCTTTGGAGGTTCTAGCTAGGGTAAGAGAACTACGCTTACCTGGAATCAGACAAGCGTTGGAGAGAATACAGCTTGGCCCCACCGGGGCTTATGAAACAATCTATGCGCCAGTACGCGGCATAGATAAGGCTACACTGGGGAAGAGAATGGTGCGGCTAGGGGAATTTATCGCTGTTATTACCGCAATAAACGTGGTTGTTGACAAAGCTGTCAATAGAAAACCATGGGAACTTAGCTCGTTTACTCCGTTTTTCAATACCATGATGAGTGGGCTGGATGCTGGGAATGAGTGGAATTTACCAGTGCCTCTTCATTTCGTTGCGGACCTGAAAGATGGGATTGAAGCTTATCTCAAGTATGGTAACTGGAGGAAGCTGCGGAAGTTCGCCTTGACCTGGCTGTTGCCTGGGCGCCTTGCTAACCAAATTTGGGATTCGATAGAAGGCTTCACTGCTGGCAAGGTAGTTGATGTACGTGGGAAGGAAATGTTTGAGCTCGAAGATACGCCAGAAGAATGGGTAAGAGGCATTGTTGGTGGTATCTATACAACTGGTGCCGGCAGAGAGTATCTTGATGAATTGCAAAAAGACTATGGGCCTATCTACGAGTACACACGAATTAAATTGCCAGTGATTTATGATGTCAAGGCTGAATTGACTGATTATCAGGAACAGCTCGGACAGCCGGATGATGATGGCAACCCGTATATGATTACAGACTATGCCAGCGATGTAAGGGCTTTGGAAAGTAGAACCGGTAAGAAGTTCGCCAAGAATAAGACTAAACTAGCCAGTTTCTATATAGAATCAAAGGACTTGTGGCAGGCTTATTACGATACCAAGCCTAGCCAACGCATTGCTTTCAGGGAGAAAAACCCCAGGATAGAGGCGGCATTATACTTTTGGGGGCAGTTATCTACATTAAGAAATCCAGCTAGCAGGGCTTATGTAGACAGATGGATTATCCAGTATGATGTACCAAGAAATACTATACCCGGTGAGGCTAAGGAGCAAGCGGTAGCACCGCGGAAATTGACACCGACAATACCTTATAGACCGAAATCTAGGACATCTCCTAGACCGTCTTTTGAACGGCCTGGGCGTGAGCTTTTGCCAATACTTAAATAATGTGATAGAATAAATAACAGGAGGTAGACTAACAATGGAGAAAGAACAGACAGAGGGGCTGCAACCAGGCGAAGAGCAGGTAACGGACGGGACCCCGGAGGTAGAAACTCCGGCTCCAGTTCCAACACCGGCTCCGACACCGGTAGAAGTTACTTTGGAGCAAGTTCAAGGTACGCCGGCATACAGGAATATCCAAGGCGAGAACGACAGATTGAGAAACGTTATTCAGAAGAATGAACAGTTCATTCAGGGGATACTAGAAAGAGATGACGCCGCACTTTCGGAAGAATTTAAGGATGACCCAAGAATAGTCACCTTGATTCAAGAGAGGGCGGCAGCGCGAACACAGCTTAGCCAGAACCCCTTGGCTCCTCAAATTCAAGAGGAAGCCTTAAAGATTCAATGTGCTCAGTCGGTCGCACGAGATTTCGGGGTATCTTATGATACTCTTATGGCTGCGGATGTTTCGACTGCTGTAGAAATGGAGGCTTATGCCAAAGCGTTAAAAGCCGTGGGAAGCTTGGCACAGACTCCAGCGCCAGCACAAACTCCTCCTGACACTCCTGCGAAACTACCTGCCTTAGAGCATACGCCAGATGCGGCTATTGCCACACAGCAACCACTTCAAGGCTGGCCGCAAGTACAAGAAGCGTATAGCGAAGGCAAGATAAGTACAGAGGAGTATCAGAAACAAGCAACAATCCACGGCAAGCAACCCTAAAATCTAAAAAAGGAGGTAAACTAAATGAGCACACAAACTGCTTCTACGGCTGAGCTTGATGAGGCGCAACGCACCATCATAGCAAAAGCACGTTTTACCCAAGAACATATTGCACCAATGATGCAGCTATGTGAACATTTCACACTGCCTAAAGGCGCAAGTCAGCTTAGTATTCCCTTGGTCAGTCAGATGGCTGCCGCCGACCTGACCGATGGCGTTGATATGGTAGACACCGAGGACATCGGAATGACCGTTGACCAGATTGACACTGAAGAGGTCGGACTGAAGGTTATCCTGACCGATAAGCTGGTGAGACAGCTCAACGAGAGCGTCTGGGCTATTGTAGGTACTCAGGTCGGCAATGCCATGGCCAGGAAAAAGGACAAGGACTTACTTGCCCTGATAGATACGCTGACATCTCTGGGCAATGGCGATGAAGCGCTAACGCTGGGATATTACGCTGCTGTAGTAACCCGGCTGAAGGCTGTGCCAGCACCCCTGCCGCTTAACTGTGTCATGCATCCTTACCAGGCACATCCATTGAAGATTGCAAAGGCTGTGTCGGGTATTTACCCGATACCCCAGGCTGGTCTAACAGTGGACGTCATTAAAGACTGGCATGTTGGCACGTGGGCTAGCGTTCCCGCCTTCGAGGATGGCAACCTGACCATTACCAGCGACACCGCCAAGGCTGGCATGTTCTCGAAGTCATGCTTGGGCTATCTGCAATCACTCGCCGATACTACTGAACGTGAAAGGGACGCATCCCTGCGAGGTACTGAACTGGTTATAGTCTCTGACTACGAAGCTTTCGTAATCAATAGTGACTATGGCTATGAGATGTACTTCACCTGCACTGCACCTGCAGTAAACGACTAGGAGTGTTATGGTAGTTGACGAAATTGTAGGCAAGGGCATGATGGCCGGGGGTGTAGATATACTCCCCTTGGCAGGTAGGAAGAAAAAGGTCAAGAGGATTTATTATCATCCTGGCACTGGAGAGCCTTCGTGTCTTTTGCCTGCTGACAAGTACCATGAGCAACTCTTTCTCAGGAAAGGCTTCACTTTAGAGCCACCTGAGAAGATAGTAGAACCAATAAGTCAAGACGTACAGCCACAGGTTGAGCAAGCCGTTGTTGTCAAAACTAAACGCAAAAGTGTAAAGAGAAGCAAGAACGGTAAGGCGATTTGCGAGATTTGTGGGAGGCGTTTTAAGAACTTAAAAAGCCATGTACGACTTGCACACGAGAATAACTTAGGAGGTTAAAAATGGGATTTCCAAATGCAATTTACTGCAACGGAGCAGTAGCACCGATTGACGAGGTAGACACTATTCAGAAGCATCCTCTGGGTACAAGGATAACACTGGAAGATGGCAGGGTCTTCGCCTACGCCAGATGTGGCGTTGCTATAACCCGCCTTGACCTGGGCCTGAAGAACGGCTTACCGCAAGGTGTAGCCAACCGTGCCGTAGCTGCGGCTGTTGCTAAGGGTCTAAAGTCGGTAACACTGACTACCGTGTCACCAGACGGAGCTGCTGCTACTGGGACTATCGTAGCTAATGAGTTTGAAGGTGGCTACATTCAGTTTTTCCCTGATGTAGCAAGTGCCGCAGTACAAAGACCGCAGACACGCCGTGTCATAAGTAACACTGGTGGGGCTGCTGGCTCTATAGTCTTCACGTTTGACAGAGCCTTGACGGTGGCACTTACTACCGATGCTACCGCTGAGGTTATGGCTAGTCCATACAGGCATGTACTACATGGAAGTGGAGCACACATGCCAGTTGTTGGTATGGCTACAAACTTTGCTACTGCGGGTCAATTCCTATGGGTGCAGACCTGGGGAGTTTGCTGGCTGTCACCACAGTCAACTGTGGGCATAGGGGGAAATACAGGATTGGTCTTCAGGCACGATGGTTCACTTGAGGAAATCAAAAACGACTCAGCCACTCTCAAGGTGGCAGATGGAACCTACAGCACAACTCAGTATGCTGGTTACATTCTTGCCGAGACAAGTAGCCAAGGGCAGGCTGCTCCTTTCTTCATGCTCCAGCTAGCTATCTAGGAGGTAATCAATGAACTGGAAAGACAGAGCAAAGCTAAGGGATTTGGCAGAGAACCCACCTGTGGCGAAAGCACCTAAGGCTGTAAAGCCCAAGGTCGAGGTGGTAGAACCGGAGACCAAGTCACCTGCTAAAGACAAATAGTAAGATTGAAGAGGGGGGTTAATAGCCCCCCTCGGAGAACATAATGGCTATATTTACCATTCAGCTTAGTAATGGTGTCACTGAGCAGGTAAGCATACCTGGGTCTGAAGATTTGTCTAAACAGCAGCTTCAAGAGCTTTTGGCATGGTCTAATGAGAATAGTGAGAGACGTATAAAGGTGCAAGAGCAGAAACGAAGGTATAAGACCATCAGCGCCAGGGATGCTTATAATTACATGGAGGCATTTCAGCGTAGGCTAGCTGGTGAAGGGAAGATATTTTAAGGAGGTTTAATATGGTAAAATTTAGCGTATGGCAAGATGTTGTGATGGCATCTGGGGAAACTGTTGAAGTTGCTCCACTGTACCTCTCGGACAAGCCAAAGCCCAGAAAAAAAAGAGTAACGAGGAGGAAAAATGGCTGACAATGACGCTACCGTTCAAAGTTTAACCATAGATAGGTTGAAGCTTACGAAGCCTGATGGCGATGTTAAGCTGGAGATACTTTACACTATCAACATGCTCATAAACGAGCACGATTCGGAGTTTCAGAAAGATTTAACTGTGGTTCTACCGCAAAATCTCCAAAATCACGCTAATCACCTGTGGACTGACATTCGGGAGCATCTTTTAAGCTTCCTAGATTTAGAGTTGGAGTAAGAATATGCCAGAGTTTGAGAATAGATTCGGCAAAAAGTTCTCAGCTATGGATACTGGCGAAAAAGAAGTTGCTATCTTCTCTTCTCTGGAACGGATAGAAACTCATCTTGAAAAGATAAATGGCAAGGTGAAGCGGATAGATAGAATCGACAAGTTAGCATGGGCTGGC